GTCATTTATAGTTTCCTCTTGATCGTTTATAACAAAATCTCCGTTCTCCTCGAATCCGTTTCCCCGAAGGAAATCACTATATGCTAGTGTAGCACGGTTTGCTATTGGAGAGGCAAGGATAATTTCTTTGACCTTCTGAGGATATAGGTTGTCAACATCATAGTTAGTGATATTAAAGCGAAACTCCATAGATTGAGGAATACGCTTTTTAAAAGGTTGATTAATCGCTATACCAACGTTGCTCATTATTTATTCTTTTCAGATTCTAACTTCGCTTCCCAGAGAGTAGTCATTTTCTTTGGCTTTGTTCTAGTGAACCACAATGCTAAGTCTGGAACTACATTGTTTAATTCACATGCTTTTAGAAATGCTTTTTTGTCGTTAGCTTCAACTTTACCAACTTTAACACCCGTTCCTGAACCCCAAGGTCGTTTCCAATATTCTGTTATTTTCGACTTCTTTGGTGCAATTTCTTTAACGTTCGTTACTTCTTCAGTTGGTGTTTCTTTTGCTGTTTTTGCCATCTTTCTTAGTTTTAGATATACTGCTAAAATACGACTTTAAATCTGGCCTAAACTTTAGTAGTGATTTAATTTCCTCTTGAGAAGATTCAGGGGTAATTATAACACTACCCACTGAAAACTTTCCAATTTTAGATTTTAAAATAGCCATTAGTCTGCGATAGCATTTACACCAGATGTTCCTTTTTTAGGAAACTTCCCTTCATAAGCTGCATCAATATAATCCGTGTCCGTTTTATATTCTCCAGTTTTGAGGTCTAATATAAATAGCCTTTCGACCTTTCTTAAAGGGGTTTGTGGTCTTTTTAATGGACCAGCTACTTCCGTTAAGAGTGTATCACTCATCGCTATTGTTAGAGCAGCAGCTGCTGCGTCTATCTGAGTAATAAATGTTGCTTTATCTACTTGTGCCATTATACTGTTGGTATTAAGAGTGTATCAACTTTCGCTTTAGTAGTCAAGTAATCCGTATCCCACCATGATGTTGGTAGTTTAGGTTCTTTCCCTTGATTATCCGATGTTTTCAATTGGATAGCAAACCCACCCGAGGTGTCTTGATCTCCGTTTATACGAACATTGGTAATTAATTCAAGTCCTACATCTTTTCCGAATACTTCAAAAACACTATTAGCATTTCCTACTGCATTTGCGTTCTCAACTATCGCTACCATCTTTCCTAGACCCATCTTTTGTAGATTGTCTTTCTGCTCCTGAGAGATATCGAACACTACAAAGTCTAGTTGATGATCATATCCCGAGCTAGATACTCCTGGTATAAATGCGGATTGAGGTTGTAAAGTAGCTCTAATACCTTCAAAGGCATAACCCTGCTTTCCACCAGCTGCTAATACAATGTTAGCGATTAACGAGGTGAGGGTGCCGTCGTAGGTCACCACCGCCTCATTATAATCGTTTTGATTGATTAGAATTAACCTCTGGTTGACTGCAGCTACAATAGGGTTTTCGCAATCAAATGCTGACCCTATATCAATTCCTGTGCAAGCCATGTTTTATAATTTTAAGGTTAATAATTAAGCTGATAAATACAGCACTGTTTCAGTCGGGTTAGGAATGTTAACAGCGTACTTTAAAATAATCTTGATGAAGAACAATTCTGAAGCTGCTCTAGTACGAGCAATTTTAGGATTTTCCTCGTCTCCTGATACGTCTACAGCTGCCCAAAGGTTTGAATCTTTTCCTGCAGTTGCTTTAGCAATTAGGATAGTATCCTTAGCCATTCCAGAATATGCTCGGATTTCGAAACCTCCGAATCTATCCTCACCTGCTTCTGTGATATTAGCTCCTTTAAAATCAAGTGCGCGAGCAGCTTCTTTATAAAGTCTAATGTCTGCAGTAGACATGTGGATAATCATATTCGGGTCTTCATATACTCCGTCTGGGATAGCAGCGATTGAATCTTCGAGGATTTGGATAACATTAGCTGCAGTAATAGCTCCTGCTGGAGTAACTGCTATTGCACCATCGTTGGTAGCAATCTTAATGTAACCATCGAAGAAAGATATTGCGGTAGCACCAAGAGTATCACCTTGCCAGATAATCTTACCTAGCTGAGTACCTACTGACTGAACAGCTTCTGCCATAATCGCCGACTGTATCAGTGGGTTCATAACTCTGTCCACTAATGGACCGTTTGGTTGAAAAGGTTTCCAAGCTGACTCGAAAGTTCTTGGATTAAACTCGTCATAAAACATAGTGTCTAACGGTTCTATGCTTCTTTCATCCCATGTAAAAGAATCTGATGCTTGTGCAGTATCAGGGTCTGCTACTCGGGCTTGAAGTTGGTCGGCTGCAGCGTTGAATCTTGGAAGGAATAAAGTATCTTGTACTCCTGCCTCAACGTGAACTGACCCTTTTTCTACGGCTTGATTGCCGACTACTGTTAATGAGAAGACTGTTTCTTCTACATCACCTACGTAGTTTGATGAAAATGTAATAGCCATGTCTTAGTGATTTCTGGTTTTTAATTCGATTTGACTCATCATCGCATTAAAGTTTGGAAATCTCGGAGTGTATCCGCTATTCGCATCCTTATTAAATGCTCCGTTTGCTTGTGGAGTTTTTCCACTAGTCTTAGGTAGAGCTTCTATCTGAGCTTTCAGACGAGCCTCTACTATCGTTTCAACTTCTTCAGGAGATACAGGCGTTGGAATTTCCTCCGTCTGCATAGCTTCAACTAATCCCTCCACAACTGCGGCAAGATTAGAGATTTGCTCCGTCAGCATGCCTACACGTTCGTTAACTGACTCGAGAGACAGTTCTGGGGTTGTCTCAGCTGGTGTTTCAACTGGAGTAACCTCAACTACAGTTTCTTCGACTGCAGTTTCCTTAAATTGTGCAAAAAATTGCTTTAGGTTCATAATTGTATGTTTATTTATTTTAATATGTGCTGCGATTCTCTCCTCTACTCGGTCAACGATTTCATCGATGAACCCTGCTTTGAGAGCCTCCTCTGCTGTATAGAAAGTTTCTTTTGATATAAGGGCTTCAATCTCCTCTTTATCAAGTCCTGTCTTTCCAGCATAGACATTTATTAAAGTACTGTCGATATTCTCTAGCACTTCGATTTCTTTTTTTAGCTCCTCCTGATTTCCTTGAACCATAGACGAGCTTCTGTGAATCATCCATAAGGCTACTTCGGACATCTGAACATGGTCTGCAGCGAGAGCTATTAATGTAGCTATCGAGCCGCAAAGTCCTTCTATCTTAACATTGATTTTGTTCGGTAACGCTCGGAGTTTGTTATAAATAGCAAATCCTTCAAAGACTGACCCACCTTCTGAATTAATAATGATACTTAATTCATCCTCTGGTTTGAGATTGAGAGCTTCGATTCTTGATTGGAATGATTCGGCTGAACTATCATCCATGCCAATGACTCCATCTAATCTAAGTTTATTCATGAGGCTAAGATAATCTAAGCTATGCCCTCTTGCTATTTAGTACAAGAACTGTTGTACTAATCTAGTGTTATTCCTCGAGTAGCCTTTAGTGCATTCCAGACGGTATTGATATGAACCCCTAGAAGTTCTGCCACTTTCGATGCTGACTCAGTCCTCCCTATCCCTTGCGATTCATACTGAGCTACCTTCGATTTAATCTCAAAAGAGTTGAACGGTTTAGAGCTTATCAGTCCAGCATTATATAGAGCTTTAAGGTCGCGTCTTTTCATAAAGTTGAAATTGATTCCGTTACCGCTACTCTGTTATTAACTGCATCTAAATCTTCGGTGACTAGAACAACTTGAGCGTCTAGTGTAAGTCCTTCGATTGCCGAGAGTAGTTCTGTTTCTCTACCACCTACAAGTCCACCTTGTTGAGCAAATCCTACTCCTCCACCCCATTCATTAATCGCACTAGCTATCGAGAGTAATTGAGGGTTTGCCATCGAGGTTCTATTGAGTATCACTTCGCCTCGTTCTGCTTCTATAATCGTCCCCCCGTTTGAATGTAACTGTCCTCCGATTATTCCTCCCTTCTCTGCTTTAGGAATTTCTGTAGATGAAATCTTAGCAATTGATACAGCTCCTAGTGCAGCGATACCAGCTGAGGCTACGATTGCAGCTGGAGTTGGTAACGAAGCAAATGAATTCATAATTCCTTGAGCTGTATTGATAATCGTAGTCGCTATGGCTGATGCTTTATTCTCTCCAAATATAGCTTTTATACCATTCGAGAGGGCTGATAATGCTATGTTAGCAATAGCAATCTTCTGAGCCGAGGTATCCTCTGTTAGTTTTACATCTGATTCGGCAAGTTCTTTATTGAAGTCCGCTTGTTCCTGTCCTAGTGCACGAACATCTGCATGATATTGTGCCTGAATAACTCTCCTTTGATCTGCCGATAATTTTTCATTCTGTACTGTATTTTGAAATAAAGCTAGTAAGTTGGACCCTAGAGATTCAAATAGTGTCGCCTGTTGCTCTAGTGCGTCGTCATCATCTTTTGTTATATCCGATAGTTGCCTCCTTATATTCCCCTCCTCCTCAAGTATTCCTATCCTTGCAATCTGTCTATCTGCTTCAACTCTACTTAGCCTACCTGATACTGCGTCTGCCTCTAGTTGAGCCTTTAATCTACTAAATTCTGCTTCCTCATTTTCTTTGATCGCTTTAGTATTATCTTCAATCTCCTTTGTATAATCCCCAGTATAATTTAAGAGTTCGCCAAGCTGTTGTATTTCATCATCTCGTTTTCCCTCTAGTATTAGAATCTGTAACGTCAAATCATCTACGCTCTCTCCAGCTAGGCTTCTTTCTTTTATTAGCTCTTGAATAGAGCTTATTTCACTTTCATAGGATTCGGAAAGTATCTTTTCAGCATTAAAAAGTAATATTGTTCTTTCAGATATAGATTTACTTTCGTCTGATAATGCCTTTTTTAAAGTATGTAGTGTTAACGCTCTTTCGTCTGTTAATCTATTTGTTCTTTCCAGCTCATCGTTTAGCTCTTTCTCTAGTCGAATTGACTCCTCTAGCTTCACGTCAAGTCCTGTAAGAGCACCTATGAATCCGAATACTCCCTCACCTAATAAGACAAATAAGTCTAAAACTGGTGACATTATATCACCTAGAAATTCCATTGACACCGCTAGTGCCTTAGTTCCTTTCTCGGACTTCGTAAAGAACGCTACTAGTGACCCTAGTAGAACAATGAACGCTCCTATCCCAGTCGCGACTAGTGCAAGCCTAACTCCTTTTAGCCCTACTGTAATTCCTTTCAGAGCGGATACGGATTGCTTTGATTTAGTTACAACTCCACCAAGCTGGGTATCGAGTAACGATAGAGCTGAGGAGTAATCCGTTGTACTCTCTGAGAGTTTCTCTGTTGCTACGGTTGCGCTCTCTGCAGCCGACTCTATACTTCTGAACGACTTGATCGCTCCTGAATCGTCAAACTCTAATTCGTATAATACTGTTTGTTTTTCTGTTGCCATAGTCTATATTATTTCCAATCCACTGGGATTGATGCTTGGTTATCAAAGTTACACCCGTTAAAACAAGTTGTCCCGTCCGCTGTTGGGTGTGTATTCCATAGGTCTGGTGCGTCACCTTGTAGTCCTGCACATGCTTTGAATGTATCTTTAAAGCTATCTATGTTAGGCATATTCGTGAAGTACCCTCCAGGAATCGGTCCAGATAGTCCTGTACATGATTGGAACATTCTTAACATATCAATCCCTGGTGTAGTATTAGTTCCGAACATTACGTTTGGTAATAACTTGAGAGCTATACAATTTATAAACGCGAATCCGAATGCAGTACATTTATTATTAGTCGTAAATAGATTTTCTGGTAGCGTGTCTAGTGAACTACATCCCCAGAAGATACTACTCATTATCGTGACCTCTGTATTTCCAGCGAAGATTCCATCACCTACGAATACGAGAGAGCTACAGTCCTTACATAAGTCGCTAAAGGTTATAATTAAAGGGCTATAACTAAATAGTAATCCTGGTAGGCTTTCTAAACTAGAGCAGTCTCTGAATACTGCATTAGCTGTTGTTATATTTGGGTTTCCTATAAATAACTTGTCAGACACAGATACTAATCCTGTGCATAATTCGAATATTGAACTGATAGATTCAAGTAGAGTAACGGTGCTAAATATATCTTCTGGTACTGATATTAAATTCGGACAATTATAGAATGCGAACGCTAAACTTGTAACCTGAGTTTGGTTTGCAAGTAGCCCAGTAGGAAGTGAAGATATTGGAGTGCCGTAGAAGATTGATGTCATAGAAACGACCGCTGTAAGCCCATCAAATATACCCGACGGGACTGTTAGGATTCCGCTTTCTCTGAACACCTCACTAGCTGTAATCACTAGAGAGCAGTTCTGGAATATCCCTGCTGGTACTGAGGTTAATGATATACACCCTTTTAAGAAGAACTGTAATGTAGTAACGCTTGTAAAGCTGTTAGCTGTATCTTCTGGCACTTCGAATAGATTTATACATCCGTTGAGGTTTATCGAGGTCAGTCCTGTCTGTCCCCATTGAATAACTCGTTTAGGATATGTCGCGAACGCTCCTGCGTTAACTTGAAATACTGTAAGCGCTCCGATCATTACAACGACATATTCCCCAGCTACTCCATAAGTGTGAGTTGCTAGAGGGTCATCCCATGCGGTTATCGTGTCGCTTGAACCGTCCCCCCAATCTACGGTGAAGTTAAATGTCCCACCGTTAACTAATGGAAGTGTAACGTCCTCGCTTCCTAGAGTTGTTTCTATGACTAGAGCAAATGCGTCAGCGTCTAATATCTGTTGATAATCGACTAGAATCCTTCCTCCTCTATATCCTACCATCTGCTCTCCAGTATCTAGTGATAGAGTAGATGTAGGGAGGTCGTTGATTTGTTCCTTGATTATATCCCCAGTAACCTCATCTATAAACTGGTGTAGCATCTTTGCCTGTGCGCTCCCTGACATTGTTATCGAGGAGTTTAGAACGTCACCGAATATAAAGTCAAAGCTAAACGGTGGTGAACTAGCAGGGTTTATTCCTATCCAACCCTCCTCGTTTGTTATCGTTCCAGATACTGGGATATATGCTGCGTCTTTAGCATAGGCATGATTCGTTGTCTGTACTGATACGTACCTAGTTAATGTAGGCCCATCCTCTGGGTCAAATGTTATCTCGAGTAGCTCGTCACCTACTGGGTTTCCTCCAAGATATGATACTGTAACGTCAACTGTCGCTCCAGAATTAATTGGGAATCCTGTATTGCTAATCGACCACTCCACGCCTCCTGAATGAGTAATCGCAACGACTACCGTGATTGGCCCAAGATTCTTTATGCTAAATATTGTATCTAGTTGAGGGTCACCTTCGTTCCAATCGTCTAGGACTACTGTATTTACAGGCGTGATTTCTAGTAGGGCATCGCTGATATTCGCAGGTTCAGTCCATATCCTTACTAACTCTACCCTAGTGAGAGAATCGGGCTTGAATTGCTCTATTTTATTAAGGTAGAAATAGTCTGCGAACTCACTTAACCATATTGGTGTTAGGCTTGAAATGTTTTGAAACTCTGCAATCGAGAGGTTCATCTTGAACTGTAAAGCCCACGGATGTTCTATTGAAAGCCCAAACCTATGGTACCAGTTATTAAGTAATGTTCCCCAGAGAAGGTTATCCGAGAATAACGCTTTCTTATTCGTCACTACCGTTGTTAGGGTTTCCGAACCGTCTGTAATATGAATTGACTCGGGGTTCTGACTGATCTCGACTACGTGAATATTAAGGTTGTTCGTGTCGTACTTAAACATCTGCCAGTCGAAGGACTGATCACCGTTTGGCCACGTTTCGTTCATAATCCCTTCTGATTCCGTAGTCACCGATACTACTCTCCTACGATATAACGTTGCTCCATCTTTCCACGTTATAACGTCTCCTGGTTCTAAGCTATTATTATCAACGGTCTGATATGTAAGGTCATTTAGTTTCAGTTGGATTTGGTTTCCTTTTATTTCTTCATACTTATACGGATACGCTGGAACGGATGCTCGAGGTTCAGTAGCTCCACCTTCGTTCGGTATGAAGCTCAAATCACATGCCGAATAAGGGAGCTGAATCATTGTCTTTTTCTCTGGTAGAATCTCAACGTATGAAGGTAGAGAGGAGTTCATATCCGTCCTCGCTACGTTTGAATCGTCTAGGTATCGAAACTCATTTTCCTGCCCATAAGTTGGGATATTGTTACTATCTATAATATCTGATGAAACATCCATCTTACTATCTAGGATATCAACTTCATCATTTACTATATCGTCCCAGTTCTTGAACTTTATATCCCGAGCTGTAGCATAGGGTACGAGGTGAAAGAAGTGTAGTATTGACTTGACGAAATCCTTTTGGTTAATTTCTGGAATAATAGTCGAGAGGAGTACTTCATCTGACTGGGCTCCAGAAGTAACCGAGAACGTGCCATCGTGGTGATTAATCTTATAAGGTAGTGGAGAGGCGTTTGCTCCCGTTGTAATAACGAGTTGGAATGTGTCTCCAGTTAAGGCTGTTATGATTGTTTCCCATGCTATGAACTCGAACACTGTGTCGTCCTTGTTTGATTGGAACTCCCATGTTTGAATCTTCGTACCGTTCTTGAGTAGTGATACTTCGTTTACGTCTGTATTCCCTGACTGGTACCACGTTACATCGAAGTCACCCTGTACTGTAATTCTGATAGTTGAATCCTGTCCTATTATGAAACTCTGCGAAGGGATATCCCAGTAGTTCTCTGGGTCAGTTTCTACCGTATCGTATGTGAGGACTACTTCTGTCTGGTCCTCTGTATAGTGTGAAGGAGTTTCTTGATTAACCGCTGAGATGAATCCTGCTGGTTTCTCGAATGAATCTAGGAACTGTTGAGCGGCACAGGCCATAGCTTGGGTATCGAATAGAGATGTATCCCAATCGTTTATGACATTAAGGTCGATTAGGTTCGCCATAATCCTATCCCATATCTCACGAAAGTATAGGAATACTCCAGAGAGCTGCGTATCCATAACTCCGAGTAGCTGGTTCGAGCCTACAGAATTGATATTGATAAACCCTTCCCATGAATCGTTGTTAGTCCATAGCGAATCGGCATAGACCCAGAAAGTTGCTTCATCTACTTTAAGTGCAAGGTCTGCGGTTGTCCATGGGATAACCTCTGTGAATAGTTGACTGATAGGTTCGTCTTTGAGCTGGGTAAAGAAATCTTGATCTCCTCCTAGAATAGTGATTTCGATTTCCTTTGTTAATACGTTTCTTTTAGCTGAGAATAGACGAGCCTGAACTATTACTGGAACTCCTCCCATATAGATATCGACATTAGAGTAGGATATCAGTCCAGTAGTTGCTCTCGTATAGTACCCAAAATATTGTCTAAGTATCCATTGATTTGTAGAGTGGTCTGGAACCGTTATCGTTTTAGTGAACGTCGCTTTCCGAGTAGTAAGGTCGCGAAGGTCGTGAAGTTGTTTTGTGATATAGAAGTTCTTGTCCTCGTCAGAGAATAGCTCCATACTGTGACCGTCAATTTGTATATCTAGTATTAAGCTCATAGTCCTATTCTTTGCTCTAGTAATTGTGAATCATCTGGTAGCTCGACTATACATTTGAAGTCATACTCTTGAAGCTGCCCAACGTTATACGGTATAGTGAAACCTGATACGACCTTAACTCTTACACCGCTACTTTCCGACTGAGCGTCTCCAGAAGATATGAACGCTACATAAGATGATGTGAGTATATTCTGAACCGCTGCAAGGTCTATTCTTGAAAGTCCTTTTATTGTTACACTATATCTTTGTATCCTCACTCCTCGTTGCTGAACTAATCTATCGACACCATCTTCCCAGTCGAAGGTACCACCTTTCTTGTAGCTTAGGCCTTCTTTTGCTATGAACGATGAATCTAATTTAGCTATGTTCGTCATAATAGTATCGAATCCACCGAGGTCGTTGACCCATGCAAGTTGTATTTCAAACTCCTCTTTACAGTGTATTTCAAACTCTTTAGTTTCGGATATTGGAATATAGTCTGACCCGTTAAACTCCCCGATAAACATATCCCAGTACTTCTGATCATCCGTAGTGAACTGAGGCACCGCTGGGATACTAAGAAACCCTAATCCATCGTATGGTATGCTAGATTGGGTCTGCGCTCCTAGAGGTTGTCTATTTACATCCTTGAACTGTCCTACAACGAAGTAGTTATCAAAGAACTCGTCAACGTATATCCGAACAGTGAACTTTGCTCCGTCGTATAATCTAGGGTGTTCGAATAGTGTAAGTGTCTTTCCAGGGACTGACTCTCGTAATACATACCCTGTAAGATTAGCACCGTACTCTCTCCCTATCGGGACGTATGCTAGAAATAGCTGAATAGCGAAGGACTGAATTGCCGACCCTCCTTGAGAGATACTATCAGCGTTGCTTGCTGAGATGACCGCTGTAACGTTGTTATGAGTAGAATCTGAAAGCTGAAATACTGGTCTATAAGGTTCTTTAAGGTCGAACGTAAAGACTGGTCTATCGTATGGGATTTTATAGTCTATCGTTACTATGTCGAAGGTAACTGTTTCAGCTTTACATACCACAGCCATAGTGTAAGCGTCCCATAATCTGAAGGTACATATCCCTTGATTGATAGCTGAGATATAATCCGTTGTCGTAGTGAATACTCCAGCTCCGTCGATTGAGTTTACTATATGTGTTCCTCGATATTCGTTGAATCCTACTGGTCCGAATACTCCATAATCTAAAGTTGTTGGTCCATCATAGTTTACTCTATCGTGTTCCATAAAGAAGCGATCACCTACTCCGAGCGCTCCTGGGAATACTGTGAAGGTGAACTGTGCTTTCCCTCCGTTATCTGCTACTGACCAGCCTGTGCCGTCGTTATCATCTCGTTGGACTTTAAAGAATACTTGGCTAAGCGCAGCTACTGCGTTGACTACTATTGTCCCGTTGTCGTATATAGGTGACTTGATTAAATTTAGGCTCATATTATGTTACTATTTTCCATCCGTTCTTTAAAAATATTGAATCTAGCGACCCGACTACAAACCGTGTTAGTGATTTGACTAGTATAGGTTGAAACTTGTTATAGACGTGATCATATATTGCTTGAAGGTCTGAAGGTTCAATCCCTGTGGGTAGTGTTCCGAACTTTCCTATGTTAGTTACTATCGCATAGACATACTGCTCGAAGGTCATCCGACCTGGAGGTTCAATTCCTTTGATTAATACCCAGCTAGCAATCTTATGTGCTGGAGGAGGTTTTCCTGGGCCTCTACCGAATAGGGCATATTCTATATAATCTACAGCTAGGAAACTAAATACGTTGTCTTTGACTTGAATCTCGAATGAGTTGACCGCTCCACCTGAAGCTACTCTATGGTTGTCCCAGAGAAGGGACTGAACATCGACCGCTATGGTCTTGAGCATCTCTGCTATGTTCCTCTGCCAGTTAGTTGGCTTGCCAGATAGATATCTAATCCGAACGCTCCGAGCCATTAGCAGGAGGCGTTTACAGTGACAGTAATATTGAGCGTAACACCTGTGAGAACGTCGTCATATTTCTTGACTTGTCCGAAGGTATCCGTTGTGAATGAATCGGGGAATCCTAGAACCTCTGGAACGTCGAGGAGTTTCATCGCTAGTCGTTCTGCTATCTTTCTACAATAGTTGACGTGAACATCTGAATCTTCTGTGGAGTCGTCCTGTTCTGCTAGTCTGATTACTTCTATTTCTAGTGGGTAGTCACCTCTAAGATATGTTTCGAGGCTATATTCTACTGTCGGGAAGTTCGCGAAGTTTACTAATGTTAGCCCTTGTAAGTCTCTGTCCTCGACAAGAACGTTCATTTCTTCTGGAGTTGCTCTAAAATATAGACAGTTTAGTTCAGTCGCTATTCTTTTTATTTCTTCGTTTAGTTCCATTGCTCCAGATTGTAAAGGTTATTGCTCCGACCATAAGTGATATCATTGAAAACCCTATACCAGCTATGAATCCTATTAATGCGTCAGTCATTATTTTTGTTTTAGTTCTTCTTTCACTCTATGTCTTCGGCTCAAATATGCATCTTGTTCATAATACATAAGGAGTAATTCCATTACAAATATAAGGTTTAGTTGCCATACATCGTCATGTGTATATGCTCCGTGTGACCGTTTTACCATATTATCTAATGATATATGGTCTTTGAAGGGGTCTAATCTTTTTGCATCTGCTAGTTCTCGGATTCCTGTATCATCTCCTGTAATTGGAACCCTTTGAAATAACTGTGCCCAATGATTGATAATTCGGGCGACTTCTGAAAAAAAAACTGAGCCGCTCCATACGTTGGTACCGCTGATGAATTCTCTACCCAAGTAGTGACCTCTTTGACTTTATTTTGCGTGTCCGTGTCGTACTGTCCGAATATCGACGGAATCATTATGATCGCTACTGCTCGGGGCATAGCCTCGTGAATATTATCATTATCTCTATATAGTTGAGAGATGAGAACTCGTTGTCCGAAGGTTATATTCTCTAGGTCTGTTGGTACTTTGTATGGCGTTCCGTTTAATAGGAGGTCTTTAGGTACTGCGATGTTCTCCCAGACTGGGTTGTCGTATATAGACTTCGTGACCTCCGAGAGTACTTTCGGGAGTTCCTTATCTTTCGAATTCGCTATTACAGAGAAGTCTATCCCTGTTAGGATTGAGAATATAGTGATTGAGTCAAGCTCTTTAGATGCTTTTTCTATTTGTAGGAACTCCGAGAATGTTACTTCATCCCATGATGACTTGGCTTGAATCTTGATCTTTCCTTCGTCTGTACGAGCTATGAATGAAATCATAGTGCTATCCCAATTAGTAGTCCTAGTGTAAGTCCGATTATAAGTCCTGCGAACATGGTCATAATAATACAGTTCATCATCTGTGAATCATCTCTTCTCATCCGTATAGTCTTTTATGTTCTGCTTTCGCCCTTCTTAGTTTCTCTCGTTCTTTAGGAGTTTTCCTGAATACAGAGTAATCTATATCAACTTTATGTTTGTTAATTTCCGTCTGTAACCTTCTATGGTTATCTACATTACTTTCTTCTATCATAGTAATCCGTTTCGTTTTGCTCTATCAATTGAACTTTGTGGTACGTCCTTAGCTGCTACTGGGGTGAGGTCGTGTCTGCAGTTGTAGCCTCCAAGGTTCTGAAATATAGTGAATGAGTTGGTACTCGGAATCTTTCCATCCCAGTTCTGTTGGGGCCATTGTTCTATTTCTGCTTTGAGCCATACTTGATCAACGTGATCATCGCAGAAGTCTCTGATATGATTCCCTAGCGATGTCGGTCCAGTAGGTCCAGAGTATTTGAACCATATTAATCCTTCTTGTTCTGCTAGTATCTGAGTGATAGACCTAGAGTACTGTTGTAGTGTAGTATCTACTCTAACGTGTGCGAACTGTGTGAATAGGTTTGGTACTTTCTCGTTTACAAAGTCGATAGCTTTCTCTTGGCTAAAGTTCCCTAGTATGAGTTGCTGAGTAATATCCGATACGGGTTGATGGATTTCGTTCTCGATAGTCTGAGCCGATAGGATTTGTTCCATATCGTTTTCTACTCTAGTCTGGAGGTTGTTAAGTATCGGTATTGTTTCGCCTTTGATTATCCCGTGTTGGACTATGAAGTTTCGTTCGACTGCTTTCCGTATATCTGGGATTGAGTTCACTACCTTGTCAACTCTATTCTCGAACGCAAAGGATGCTGTAACTTGTTGAATCCCTATGCTAACACCTTGTATGAGGGATGAGTTTCTATCTGTAGCTATAAGTGTTCCGTCCTCGTTAACGTCTAGCTCTCTAACAAGTCCTATGATATTCCTTCGAGCGAACTCTCCAGACTTCTCCATCCCTTCTACGAAGTCGTTAGTTACTGTTCTGATAAGTGTGTCAATGTTTGTTGCCATCTCGTATAGATTTGTCTAGTATTGAGAACGCTTTAGTGAGTTCTCCTATTGATCTTTTGATTGAATTGAGGGCATCTATGAGGTCTTTTCGTGGTATTTCTTTTGGTTTGTGTTCGAGTTGTTCTCGTAGTTCCTCGCTGATTGGCGTGGAGTATCTTTCTTCTCTAAGGCTCATGTTGTAAATATACTAATAAAAAAAGAGAACCCTTTCTGGTTCTCGTGGAGTTTCCTACTTCTATACCGTTATACTCTTTTTCGGTGTTTTATATAATCCTTCCAGATTCCATGTAGATGCTACTTTTATCCCGTTACTCTATGATCGGTCGATTAGCTTTGTTTTGCCTTTAGTTTCTTATCCTATCAAGGGTCGAACTAATCGTTTTAAATTTAATCCAGTTAAGCAGTGAGCTGACTATTGTCTTTTGGGGCTCTTTATACGTCGGACTAACTCCTTCCCGACTTACTTACCTTAACTTGGTGTTTTAATCTATACTCTAATATAGGTTAAAAGTTTTAATTATCCTAATGTTTTGTTATGAACGGTTAGGCCTAGTTCTGACGCTACATAGTTGATATGTTTACTAGTAGTCATGGACCACCACCCTAATCTCTCTAGCGTTTTATCCTCATAGTTTATAGTCGCTACGTGAGTAGTATATGATATGACTTTGTTTCCTTCTATTCTTAGATTTCTTTTATATTTTTCCATACTCTATTATACTTAAAACTTTTAACATATCCTAATAATTCTTAGTATTTGGGATGAATGGTTAGATAGTCCCATACACGACTTAACACCCCTGTGTAGTATTACCCCCTTCCTGAAGATAGTTATGCGATGTAGTAGCCTTGTAATACACCTTCTGCGGCGTGTTTCATATAACTCCGTAAGCTCCTATCGAATCTGCTTCGGCTAACTTGTATGTAAGTGCGTATCTGAGGGCGTCAATCCCGTGGTTCCAATTATCTATCGGTTTATTAATCCACTCCCCTAGAGGTGACCTCTGATATGAGTAGTTCCTCGCCTCGTTGATAAGCTCGATAGAGTTCTGGTCTATCTTAAACTTATGTTGCTTGATCA